TTGCTGAAACGGTAACAAACTTAGCGTCCATGCCTTTGCTCAACATCTGTGAGCCACTCTGCATGAACACCGCCTGCGCCATATTACTGGCTTTACCGTTCCGCATGTACGCGGAGTACATCTCTTGGAAAACAGGAATTCCCGCGGTCAACGCCATGCCACACTCACCCACAGCATACAACCACGATTGCAATGCACCGTGGTTGTCCAGGGGAAATAAGCACATGCTATCTTTCTCCCTCGCTGTTGAGTAATTGCGCACCATACGCCAACCACTACCTACCTGTACCGGATGGGTCTGACAGAATTCAATCTGTTCAAATTCATACACCGGTTCCTCGAGTACCATGGTGAATCCGCAAGTTAACGCGAAATCACAAAACCCTTCCTTGAACTTTTCCTCTTCCGTTCGCTCCATTATAATGACACAGTCATCTCCATTGTTAGCTAGACGCGCTCTAACCCCACAACTTTGCAACCATGCCCAGATGATGGCACACATGATGTAACTGTTCCCCAACGATGTGTTCATGTCGCCACTCCCGCGACCACCACACACCTGGTACTTAATCTTCCCATCATGGCAAAAAGCCACACCACGATTGTGCACCTGCATGCGCAACAACCGAGCCAGCTCTTTGTCATGGAACAAGCTATTATAGACTGAATGCTCGTGTTCTAATAACCCAGCATCTACGCTGGCGTCAAAACGCGCGGCATCCACCCCTACAGCGACCGGGTCGCTAAACTCATCCCACAACTCCCTCATTTCATCTCCCATTTGATCCGCATTCAAGCCCTTGAAAACCACGAACTTCTGACCGTAGACCTTAGCAATCGCACGAAAAATTGGCTTCTCGCTATGCTTAAGGTACCGGCCCAACCCGATATTATAGATCGGACTGCGTGGTTGGATCGTTCTGGGGGACTTAGTCACAGGGACTTTTTCCACCTTCATGAACGTACGGAAAATAGCATGCATTCTCTGCACACCAAAATCCAAATAATCATCGAGATAAGAGGCATATAACGTTCTCTTTCGACCCGTGTAACTATCGACGAATTCGTCGGGTGTCACAGGGTGGAAAGTACGGCCAGCCGCCTTTACCAATCGATTCTTAAACTCTCCCAGTATCCCATCGTAGTACTCTTTACTACGACCTGCTCTCTTTAGCAGTTTACCACTAACCTTTGCGTATATCATACGCTCAGCGATAGCGGCACAAGTTGTCATGACATCAGCAGCATTTGTGCAAAGTGTCCGGTCCTCTCCGGCCAGCCCACCCAACACATACACTGCTCTCTCCTTCTCGGCCTCTCGCCTCCAATGCACGGCCAAACTAGCATATTTCGGGTCTTCGTTTTTCAACGCATCCCAAGTTTCTTCACTCGGAGAGTGACGAACACTTGGCACCTTGTAGACCCGGCTAGCGTGCATCTTGACGGGGCGCCCCTACGCGAAGATTCGCATCAGACGTGTGGACCACCTAGTGATGCGGCACAGATGTTCATCGAACTTCCCTGCCACCATCAACTTGTACGATCCCACCGCCTTAGCTGCGATCATTTCCTCCAATGAAGGCTGAAACGTCAACGCGACCACATATGGCAACAACTCAGCTTGGTGACTTGGGCGCAACCCATGATCTTTCATGATCGTGGTAGCAAATCGCCAAATAGCTTTATGGTTTGCCTCAGTGGGCTTGGGGGTGCCGAACTTAGCCTTACACGCATCTAGCACACGACGCGTGTATGTAGCTCTATTGGGACCACCATAAATTTTCCGTGAACCTCTCACTTCCAATCCTGGCGTGCAATCTTGCACTACTGACTCTTTTTCTGCCACAACTAGTCCAGTAGTCACGGTCTCAACCGGACTCTCGACTTCAACGGATGGTGAACCATCCTCCATTGCCGGAATGACACTTCCGGCCAATGATCCAACCAAAACCTGTTGGACCTGTTCCATTTGTATGTGAACAGGGACGTCCGCAGTCAACCCAGCATTCTTTCTCAAGCAATAACTGGTCAGCGGCACGTCGGCGATGCATTCTTCTGCTAAACGACAGTCATCGACCGCATTCAACACATCCTTCATGAATGCATCTTCTTCTTCATCTCGAACTAGCAAATAAACGCCAGCAGCTGTTAGGGCCAAGGCAAACCCACACACCATCTTAGTAGATAAATTTCCAAACATGTTGAAAAATAGAC